TATGGCGCTTGGCCCAGCATTAGTTCCCGTTGCACGCGCCTCTGACCTTGAGGCAGAAGCTAACCGTGCTGCTACGGAGAAGCAAAACTCCCCGATGATGGAAGGACTCGCGTCCCATACACGTCATCGCTGGGAAACCATGCGCGATCACTACCGTGAAAATACTGAGCTACGCCTGTCGAAATGCGTGCGCGCCCGTAACATGGAGTACGAGCCGTCTAAAATGGCTGAGATACGCGAGCAGGGCGGTTCTGAAATCTTTATGGGCATTGTCAGCACGAAGTGCCGTACGGCCACCGCATGGCTGCGTGACACGCTCCTAGGCGTCGGTGCGGACAAACCGTGGGGGATAAGTGCTACGCCGCTCCCTGAGGTGCCCCCAGACGTCCAGACAGCCATGCAGGGCATCATGCAGCAGAATTTGATGCAGCACTACGCAGAGGGCGGGGAACAGCCCTCAGAGGCCGATTTGAAGCAACTGGCGGGCGGCATGAAAGACACCGCCATGCGTGCCATGAAGTTCGAAGCTGACAAACGCGTCGAGCGCATGGAGAAAAAGATGGAGGACCAGTTCGTAGAGGGCGGGTTCACCAAGGCAATGTTTGAGTTTACCAACGACGTTGCGACATTTCCCTACGCGATCCTTAAAGGCCCGATCCCACGCAAACGCAAAACCATGAAGTACATGGACGGCGGTCTGGGTATAGTCGAGGTTGTACGCGACGAATGGGAACGCGTAGACCCGTTCAAGTTTTACTGGGCACCTTGGGGTGACGACGTACAGTCCATGCCCGTCATCGAGGTCCATCACCTTACACGCGAAGACGTTGAAGACATGATCGGTATGGAAGGATACGACGAAGATTCTGTGCGTTCTATTCTGTCAGACTTTGGTGTTGGCGGCTTCGACTGGTTGGACCACGACACCAGTACGATGGAAGACGTTACAGGCGTAGACTACGACGATGTAAGCGGTGATCTTGTAGCGGCAATACAGCTGTGGGACACAATCCCGGGCGATATTCTGCTTGAGTGGGGCTTGAGTGACGAAGAAATTCCAGATCCCCAAAAATCCTACCCCTGCGAAGTCTGGATGGTTAACAACACCGTAATTCGTGCGGTGCTAAACTACGACCCGCTGGGGCGTAAACCGTACTACGTGACGTCGTTTGAGAAAGTCCCTGGGCGGATCGACGGTAACGGCGTTGCTGATCTCTGTATGGACGCTCAAAACATGTGTAACGCGGCTGCGCGTAGCCTTGCCAACAACATGGGCATAAGCTCTGGACCGCAAGTCGGCGTTAACATCAGCAGACTTCCAGCCGGTGAAGACATCACGCAGATGTACCCGTGGAAAATCTGGCAGTTTAAACAATCAGAATATGGTGATTCCAGCCAGCCGATGACCTTTTTTCAGCCAAACTCTAACGCTCAAGAGCTTATGGCCGTGTTTACCAAGTTTATGGAACTTGCGGACGAGGTTTCAGGCATTCCGCGGTATATGACCGGTCAGCACGTCCCCGGCGCAGGGCGCACGTCTTCTGGGCTGTCTATGCTGATGTCTAACGCAGGCAAGAGCATCAAACAGGTAATTAGTAATGTAGATCACGACGTAATCAGCCCAATGGTTGAGCGGCAGTACCAAAGGAACCTTAGATATTCAGATGACCCCGATCTTATCGGCGACGTCCAGATTGTTGCACGCGGTGCGATGTCGCTTGTTGTTAAAGAAGCTGAAAGTGTCCGTAAGACTGAGTTCCTCCGTCTTGTTCTGGAAAGCCCGGTTGCACAGCAAATTGTTGGCCTTCCGGGTACGGCTGAACTACTCCGCGACTTGGCGGGTAATCTCAACACCAATGTTGATCGTCTTGTCCCTAGCAGAGAAGACGTTCAGAAGCAGCAGGCCATAGCTGCGCAGCAACAGCAGGAAATGATGGCGATGCAGCAGATGCAGGAAGCCGCACAGCTGCAAGAGGACGGCACACAGATGGGCGGTCGGCAGGACAACACGATGAGTCCGCGACCAAACGGTCAGTAGTGGACCTCTGGGTCTTACACTTCATTTTAGTGTTTGCAACCGGCGATGCAGTTTTGTTTGAAAACACAGAGAAGTTTCCAACTGAGGAAACGTGCAAAACCCAAGGCAAGCTAAAAGGTGACGTTCTGCTAGCAGAAGTTATGCGCCGGGTTCCCATCCCCGTGACGGGCAAGTTCCACTGTGTTTTGGCGGGGGCCGATACTTAGGTATTTGCTCTATGTGTTGACACGTTAACAGATATAAAGTATCGAAAGCATATGATAGACCTGAATCTTTGTGACCGGCAGCAAGCACAAGCGCTGCTTCAGATTAAGGAAACAGGGAATGACCAACTGCCCAGCCTGCTTAGGGCTGAAGCGGAAACCGCCAAAGCGAAACTTGTAACAGCGACCGACACGGTATCAATCCACCGGTTGCAGGGTAGAGCAGAGGCATTTGAAGACCTGCTACGGGCGATAGAAGACTCGCCCAAAGTGGTAAAACGCCTTTAGGGGCATACGAAGCATACCAAGTACGGGATCAGCATACCCAAGGGCGCTGTGAAACATAGTTGACGCTTTAAGGAGACAATATGGCACTACCGAAGCAGGTGCAGGCACAGCTTGCAGAAGTCGAAGAGTACGAAAAAGCGCTAGAAGCCCAGCAAAACCCAAACGCGGTGGAGATGGATACGGAAGCGGAAGTAGACACTGAGGCGGAAGAAGCACCCGCGCCTGAACAAGTAGAGCCAGCTGACACGTCACCGACGGACGTAGAGGAAGAGACTTTTAAGCAGAAGTACGCAACCCTGTTGGGCAAGTACGATGCTGAAGTTCCCCGGTTGCACCAGCAGGTGCGAGAACTAAACGGAGAACTTGGGCAAATCCGCAAGGATATAGCTGCTAAACCGGTCGAACCGACAAAGTCGAAGGAGAAAGTCAGTTTTGTAACCGATGAAGATCGAGCCGAGTATGGCGAAGAACTTCTGGACGTTCAGCGACGAGTTGCGAAAGAGGTCTCGCAAGATTACGAAGACCGGCTTGAGCGACAAGACGCGGTTATTGCGCAGTTGCAGGAAAAACTTGCAAGTACGGGTAGCCAAGTTGGCGAAATGGACTTTTCTCAGCGGTTGCAGCAAGCAGTCCCTGACTGGTCGCAAATCGACAATGATGAACGCTGGGTAGCGTGGTTAAACGAGCATGACCCCATGCTTAGAGGCCAACGCCGAGTTCTAGCGCAGGCAGCATTTGACAACGGTGATGTAGAAGCAGTTTCGGACTACGTGAAACTTTGGAAAGCATCACTCGGTGAACCGGATGCAGCTAAGCAAACTCGCAAGACCGAGCTTGAGAAACAGGTTGCGCCAAATCGTTCTGCAAACTCGACCCGTACGCAGAGTGCCGCGCAAAACTCCAAGATCTACTCTCCACGTGAAGTAGACAACGCTTGGACTAAAGTTCGCACCTTGAATACCAGAGGGCAGTACGCAGAGGCGGAAAAACTTGAAGCAGAGTTAACCGTTGCGTATATGGAAGGCCGCGTTAAAACCTAACGTGTTTACATGTAAGCAGCTGTTAAGTCTTAAAACAACTTAATAGGAGGCCACAATGGCTGCTGTATTTCCCGTAACCGGTTCCACAAACAATGGTACCAGCAACACGTCGTCCTTTAACACTGATCCCAGTTACTCAGGCGCGTTTATCCCACAACTATGGTCTAACAAGCTGAACGCTAAGTTCTACGCGAACACCATGATGACTGAAATTTCCAACACTAGTTGGGAAGGCGAAATCAAAAACCAAGGCGATACAATTCGTATCCGCCAAGCACCGTCGATCACCATCAACGACTACGCAGGCGCAGGTACTACCCTGACATCTGAAGTACCCGTACCGATCTTCCAAGACATGCAGATCGACCAAGGTAAGTACTTCAGCGTACAGGTCAACGACGTACTTGCTCACCAAGCGGACATGGACTTGATGAACATGTTCACTGATGACGCCGCCAAACAGCTGAAGATTACTATCGAAAACGATACGTTCTTTAACTGGTACGTCACCAACGGTGCACACGCGTCAAACAAAGGCGCTACAGCCGGTGCAATTTCGGGTGCGTATAACCTTGGTACAGACGTAGCTCCGATTGACCAAGCGACCCCCGCAAACGTGTTAAACGCGATTCTGCAAATGTCGTCTGCTCTCGACGAGCAAAACGTACCTGAGGATGGCCGTTGGTTGGTTATCTCCCCACGTGACCGTCAGCTGCTGATGCAGACCGACATCGCCCAAGCGTATTTTACCGGCGATCAGTCAAGCACCATCCGTACCGGCAAAATCGGTATGCTGGATCGCTTCACTGTTTATGTGAGCAACCTGTTGCCCAAAGGCCAAGCGGCTAAAGCTCTGGTTGCGGGTCTGTCTGCCACTTCCTCGGGTGCTGCACTGTCTAACGCCAAAGCCCGTCGTATGATGGTAGCTGGTACAAACACTGCTTGCTCGTTTGCTTCGCAGATCAGCAAAACTGAGCCTTTGCGTAACCAGAATGACTTTGGCGACATCGTTCGCGGCCTCGCCGTATATGGACGCAAGGTCGTTAAGCCTGAAGCTCTGTGTACCGCTCTGGTTGGCGCTGCCAGCTAAAACTTAACAGCGTAGGGGGAGGTCCGCTTCCCCCTATTCTTCGGTTGAGGAGCGTGTTGTGGCTACTGTAAAAGTCAGAGAAATTATAGGCAGGGTCGAGCACATATTGCAGGATAGCAATGTTCGCTGGCCGCGCTTAGAACTCCAAAGTTGGATCAATGAATCCTACCTAGCTGCGGTTTTACTGCGCCCTGACGCCAGTGCTAAGACAGGCACGTTTACTTGTGCAGCTGGTTCTCGACAGGTTCTTACAGCCCAGTTTAGCACTGGGCTTCAGCTGTTGGACATCACTCGAAATCTAGCATCGGCCTCGACCAAAAAAGTTGTACGCTTAGTGCAGCGTTCGGTGCTGGATGACCAGAAGCCCGAGTGGCACACTGAAACCGGTACGGTCAATGTACAGCACTACATGTACGACCCGCGCCAACCAAAAGAGTTTTTTGTCTACCCGCCTGCGACAACCGCTGCCCAGCTTGAAGTCGTTTACGTCGACGGCCCAGGCGCGCACGCGCTTAGCGAGTCGGCGCTAGACCCCGCAGGCAGTGACGCCACGGTCATTCTGCTGGACGATATTTACATGACCCCGATTATCGACTGGGTTTTGTACCGAGCCTACTCCAAAGACGCTGAACACGGCCCCAATGAACAACGGGCAGCGGCGGCGTTTCAAACCTTTAACGCAGCGATGGGGGCTAAGTCACAGACGGACACAGCTGTATCCCCCCAAGCTGTTAGCGCGGTGGTCTGATGGCAGTCTTATGGGATAAGTTCTACCCTTACATCCAGCCCTACTTGCCGGGGTGTCCTGAGGTAGTAATCGAAACTCATTTAAAAGAAGCCGCCGCGGATTTTCTCGCGCGTAGTGAAATATGGCGCTTCGACATCGACAAAGATTTTACAACTGCATCAGAAAAAGACTACGAACTAGATACCCCGACCGGTGCGGTCTTGGAAAACATATATGATCTTGTCCTAGACGATCAGCCGTTGGCGCGCGTAAGCGATCGCCACATAAACGGCACTCGGTTTACCACAGCTGGAAGACCGATGTACTACAGTATCTACCAAGACACTTCTATTAGGCTCTACCCAACACCTGACAAGAAGTACACGTTTCACGGCGTGGGCGTTTTAAAAGCTAGTCTGGCGGCTACCGGCGTGGAAAATTGGATTTACGAAACCCACGGGCGCTGCATTTCGTACGGCGCTATTTCTCGTCTTGCCGAAGTTCCGGGCAAAGAATGGCACAACCCAGAGCTTGCTGGCTATTACCGTAGTAAATTTGACATGGATGCCGACATGGCAAAATCCCGAGACTACCGGCGAGTGAACTTGCGGGTTGGCAGTCGCAGTTTTGATGGCGTTCGGAGGTACTAATGGCTGACACATACAAATACGTGCAGGGCGACACTGGTCCTCAAATAAAGGTTACTATTACTGACGCTGATAACGCAGTTGTTAATCTAGCCGGTGCTACAGTCACGCTACACTTTAGGGCGGCGGGCACCACCACAGTTTTGTTTTCTCGACCGTTAGTAATTACAAACTCGAATGCTTCCAACGGCATAGCTATATTGCAGTGGGCGCCTACGGATTTAAACGTTGACGCAGGAAATTACGAGGGGGAACTGGAAACGGTACTTGCCTCCGGTCAACGCGAGACGCGTTACGAAATTCTCAAGTTTAAAATACGAGAGGATTTTGCGTGACTTCATACAGCATAAAAACACTCAACCTTAATTTAAACTCGGCTGAAGCTCTCGGCTTAAACTTTGCAGAAACGCAGGGCGAGTTTATCATTTTTACAGAGTATTCTGACACCGGTGAGGCGGGGGACGCAAAAGTATTTTTGCTGGCTAAGCCTTTTAGCGACAGTAGCTCCGTTTCAGATGTTTCTGACATTTTATTAGGTAAAGCACTGTCTGAGACGACCACCGTTTCAGATGATTTTCATAGACAGCTTACGACCATACGAACCGCAAACAACACAGCTTCAGTTACCGGCGCAGGGCAAGCCCTTATGCAGTCTTACATGACTGATTTTAGCTACTTTGGGGGAGACTTTGTCGGCGTCTCCCGAACCTTTTAACGGAGTCCGTTATGATCAACGAAAACATAAAGCTATCCGGTCAGCTTACTATTGTTCTAACGGACAAGGCCGGAAACGTGAAAGACACGAGAGTGGTTAAAAACCTAATTGTCAGTTCTGGATTAGCGTACATTGTAAGCCGAATGGTGGGCACGTCTAAGGCAGTTATGACCCACATGGCGCTGGGTTCAAGCACAACAGCGGCGGCGGCAGGACAGACTGACTTGGTTACTACGGTTGGTTCCCGAGAAGCCTTGGATTCCTCAACAATTAGCGGCTCGAACAACGAAAAAGTTGTGTACGTGGCCACGTTTGAAGCGGGGGATGCAACCGGTGCGATTACCGAAGCTGGTATTTTTAACGCGTCATCAGGAGGCGATATGTTATGCCGTACCGTTTTCAATGTTGTTAACAAAGCCGCTGATGACGCCATGAATGTGACGTGGACGATTACACTCGCAGCGTCTTAACTTAGTACAGGGGGCGGCTTATGGCTACCATCGTAACAAGAACAGGCAAAGGTTCGCCCCTCACGAACGCTGAGGTGGACGCAAACTTTGATAACCTAAACAATGATAAAATTGAAAGCGTACCGGTTGCGTCTTCCACCACGTCGGGCACCATTAAGGTTGGTTCGGGGTTAGCTATTGACGGGTCGGGAGTATTGACAGCATCCGGTGCTACCAACTTGTCAAACACCCCCGCTGCAACAAATGTGGCAGTAGAGTCTTCCACCGGCGCAAACACAACGCTTCCAGCAGCAACAACGTCGGCTGCGGGTGTATTATCCGCGGCAGACAAAACTAAGTTAGATGGCGGCGCGGGTTCTGGGC